TTCTTGGCCTCCTCGGTGTCCAGCTTGTCCAGCAGAGCAAAGTCGGCCAGCGTGGCGCCGCGCTTGACGCTCTTTTTGAACGCCTCGCGATCAAGTGAGAGCAGTTTCACGCGGCGGCGAATCGTGCTTTCGGAAAAGCCCGCCTTGTCGGCGACCTGCTCCACGCTGTTGCCGAAGTCCATCATCATCTGGAAGCCCTCGGCCTCCTCATAGACGGTCAGATCGCTGCGCTGCATATTCTCGGTCATCATGGTAGAGATTTGCTCTTCGAGGGTCATATCCTCAACCACGATGCAGGGCAACTCCATAAGCCCGGCAGCCTTGGCAGCGGCCAGACGGCGGTGGCCGATGATAACGGTGTAGCCGTCCGTGTTGCGGAACTGGTTCAGCTTCGTGCGGTTTTCCTCGGTGGGGTCGGCGTAATACTGCCGGCGCAGTTCCTCGTAATTCACATCAGGGTTTGCGCGGGGCACAACGGTCAGATTCTGCAAAACGCCGTTTGCCTTGATGCTGGCGGTCAACTCGGTAATGTCGCCCAAATCCTTGCGGGGGTTGTCCGGGTGGGGGTGCAGCTGTGCAACAGGAATCATTGTGACATTGGTATTCATAGTGGTATACTCCTTTGCTTATTGAATGGGATTAGCTAAGCTCTTTGCTAAAACTATCTAAAAATTAGCTTGAGATTTAGATCAAGTTAGATTAAGAGCCGCCCCGGCGTACCGGCTTTTTGCCGTTGGCAGCGAACTTGTTCGGGGCAGGGTCGCGGTCACGGATAACGTGGTTCTCGGCATCGGAACTGCGCATCATCTGATACCAGCCAGCCCCCGGGTTTCTGCTGGCGTAATACAGCATCGAGCCAAGAGCAGCTTTTGCGCCATCGCGGCTGGCATAATCCCCCAAGCGGATCATCTTCTGGCCGTTGACGGCTTTGATTCTGTTGTCCTCGCCAATGTAGACGTACTCGAACTGGCTAAGATTGATAGCCGAAGTTCCATCCTGGCTCAAAACATATAACTGTGTCATGGATAACACCTCACACAACGTATTTTCTGTGGGCAGCTTGCAGATCGTCATCACGGATGTCCAGATAAATCTGTGTGGTGGTTTCGGAATCATGTCCCATTCCTTCACTGATGATGGATAGGGGTATGTTTTTACTTTTAGCGATACTTGCCCAGGAATGCCTCGCAACGTACATAGACAAAGGATGAGGACTGCGTACGAAGACGGACAGAATCTTGAGTTTCCGGTTTACCAGCGTGAGAGAGTTCCGGTATTGCAGGCGTTCGTCTTCGTCGGTTGATGTAATGATCGGAAGCAGGTACTCTGTTGGGTT